CCCAGTTCTCATGTTACCACACAACAGTAAGTTTAAGATGATTAGCAGAATCCAACCACTCACAATCAAGAAAAGTATTAAGTTGTCAATGGAACAGTACCCAACAATAGCAAGACCATCACTAACTAGAGAGTTTGCAGCAGAATTCAATAGTGTTTCACAACGTTACGGCAAATACACAGAGTTGCGTGATAAGAATGTCAGGATAAATCCAATGAACGAGTATGATCTGTTCAAGAAAAACTACTATAGAGATGGTTACAGAATTCTAATAGAATCGTACAAAAACGAACTCGTAACAATAGAGCCGGAGAATGTGTTAAAATGGATTAAGAAACATAATTATCCGACTGAAGTCGTCAAGTGCTTAGAAACGTTGCTTGATGAGGGTTGGGAAAGACATAGAATGAACGACGTGGAAATACACTCAAAAGTTGAGCAAACCACCAAATTGGACAAGCTGTCGAGATGGTATGACGAAGTAGTCAGCAGAACGATCGCAGCTGGTAGTTACGCACTCTCAGCCATCTTTGCTGATGCATTTGTTATCATTAAAAAGAGGTTCAAAGACGCACTAAAACTAAATGTATTTTACAGTGATGGTTGCACACCAGAGCAGCTAAATGCAAAACTGAACACCATGGGAGATTTCGAATACGCAGTGGAAGATGATTTATCACAACAAGATAGACAAACAACTATGGAAATAATAGAGGTTGAAAGATTGATATACAAGGATCTAGGATTGGACGAAGACGTACTCAATTTCTATCTACTATGTCATCACAAATGGCAATGGAAAGGTAGAGATGCTAAAGGATCATGGGATGCGATGCGTTTGACAGGTCAAGTGACGACAGCAATAGGAAATGCAATCACCAATTTGATTGTACACAACAGATTTTTCAGTAGAAACGAAATGTACATCAAGTTGATGGCATTTTTGGGTGACGACAACATTATGTTGTGTGATAGATTATTGGACGTGAAGAATCATGGAACGGAAGTCAAAGCTTTGTATAACATGGTAAGCAAAGTATCCCAGAAAAAACGTGTGGGTGGTTTCCTTTCCATGTTGGTGCATTCCATAAACGGAAAAGCTGAATTATGTCCGCACTATAAAAGACTGCGACACAGATACTCAGTGTGCAATTATTCATACGATGCAAACACCATGGTTGGAAAAATTGACTCGCGTACACTCTCGTATTGCCTAATGCTGGGGAACATTAAAACAACCAAACAAATTGC